CTGCATCAGGATGTTACCTTCGGTGCCCAGATCGAGCCGCTTGGTATCGCCTACAGAATACTTAGTTTTATAAGTTCCGTTCGTGATTGCGGTATTGATATCGTCCCAGGAATCAGTGATGGTTTCTGCGTCGAGGACAAAACCGATGCAAACGCCAGGTCTATTCGAGTTGGCGGCCACGTTATCTTGATAACCTTGGGGATCAACTCTTAGAAAATGAGTAGCTTTGAGCATCGAACGAAGCCACCATCCATATTCATTAGTGCCTTCAACCGGATTACGAATTCTGCTAGAATTATCAGTAAAAATCTTGTTATAAGCCGGTCCTGAGGCTTCTTTTATATATGAGCTACTACTGTTGAAAAAGACTTCTCTGGAAGAAGGAATCCACAATTTTTCGTTTGATGTCACAGTAGCGGACACGTCTCCGCTGTAAGAAGTTTTTGCAACCGGTTTAATCTTCATTCTCACTGCCGCTGGAATTAATGGGTATATTGTTCCATCCAAATAGCTCTTTAAATCAGAAGCGGGATATCCACCACTTACAGGCGTTGTCGAATGCATGGCATGCGTCGAAGCCAATAATTCCTTAGCCACAAACACCAATGCACCTTCCCCGTTATCTTTCGCTACGATCTGCATATCAATCGTGCCTTCTGTACCCAGATCCAAAGGCTTGTAATTGCCGAGCTTATAGGCAGTAGCGTAACTTCCATCTTCCAGTTTATTCACAATTGTATCCCAGCTGTCGGTAATCTCGACGTTCTGGACAGGAGACCCAAAGACCGCATAGCAGGTAGTGTCGCCCTGAATATTAGTTGGAGCAGGAGACCATCCTTCAAACGGATAATCTGTGGCATCACCCTGCGTTGTGGTCGGCGTTGCACCAGTATAGGTTGTGCTTCCGCCATACGCAACGTTATTCACGGTTTGAAGCGTGCCGCCGCCATCCTCGGATTTACGAGCAAACGTGACCGTATACGTCCTGCCGGTCAACTGATACGCGGCGTAAACGTTCCGATCGGCCGTTACCGCCGTACGTGCATCGGAATCCGCCGACGTGCTGTTGGGCTGCTTCGCCCATCCAATAAACGTAAACGTGTTAGCCGGAGTAGCCGCATGTGCAGGCTGTCCCGCATACGTGCCATCGCCACCATCCTGAATCGTTTCCGTGTACAACAGCGTATCACCTTCATAGTTGTAGTAATACAGATTGCTGACGATATGATCGTATGTAACGGTAATATCGGGATAGCGTTCCTGCAGCGAGGCGAGCTGCGCGCCAGTCAGAGACGGAATATGCGCCGTTCCTAGAACCTGAGCAGTATCCACGTTGCCGCCGCTTTCATCGAGCCCACGCATGGTATCCAGAATATCATAGAAATCAGACGCGTCCGAATAGCTGTCGAAACTCCAAGAAAAGCCAATCAAACGAACACGGGACGACGCAGTAAGATTCTCGACAATATCATTAACTTCTGCCTGAACATCCGCGCTTACGTTTTCGATACGCAAGGTGGTGATATTAGCACCAGTTGGCACGACGAAGTCGTCGATTGCTTTGTGGTTTCGAATCGTCAAGTTCGTAATCGTATCGGGCAAATGCAGCGTTTTGATAATACCGCCATTCGGCAATGTCAAACCGGTAATGCTCGTACCATCGAAATAGATATGCTCGATGTTAGAACACCCAGAAATATCTACGGCGCGCATAACATTACCAGTACCAAGCGCCGGACAATTTCTAACATCAAGCGTACGCAGCAGTACGTTGTTGCCAAGATACAGCTCGGTAAGGTTGGGGTTCTCGTATTCGGAATCACTATCACCGAGCTTCAGAGTCTGCAGCTTTGTCGCCATGCTGAAATTGGCATAGCCGACCTTGAAACCAGACAAGTCGCCAACTTCTGCTAACTGAGAAGCGGAGTAAATATAAATCTCGGTGTCGTTGACGTTATCCAACGGGCATACGAGAATCGTAGGATGGTTTCTCGCCGCGCGCGACTGAACAAGGTAAGAACCGTACTTACACGACGCATAGACATCGGCGTAGGGCGTGACGACCACGTTCGATTTCGCATATCCACGCAGTGTAATAACGTCCGTTAGAGAATCGCCGGCGTTATACTTACTGTCGATATAACGGAAACGGTTATACAGCCACCACTTGCGCTGTTCGGTTTTGCTGCCCTGCAGCATTGACAGATACGCGGCGTCGCCATCATCAACCAGCGGCTGAAGATACTTGAACCACGAATCCTCGTTAAACACGGCTTCGGGCCACTTCGACTGATGCGCTTCGAACATCTCCTCGACAAGCTGATAAGACAGCTTATTGTTGGAGCGCAGTGACTGATACATGCTTCTCAACTCTTTCATGAACGCAGCCCTGACATTTACCCATAATACGCTCTGCTGGCCGTTAAAGACATCGGCATCACCGGAAAGCTGGTCAATATCCTCCAAATTGTAAGAGAATACCAACGCGCCCTCGTTATTGGTGCCTAGTGCCGTATCAAAGTCGTACGGCAGAAAAACGATTTTCTTGTTCATTCGCCTTCACCTCCAGCGTTAATGGCAGCGCCCATAAACGACGGGAACATGTTCTTTGCGCGGCTATCCACCATCAGGAAAAGTTCGGTGAACAGATAATAGAACAGCATGGAATCCATCTCGACATAGTTCCCGATCTCTGCCCTGAATTTCGCGAGCCTGTACGCCGCCGTATCATTCGTGTACGTGACAGTGATCGGCTGGCCCTGTTCGTCATATTCTCCAGTCTCATACGTCACGGATTCTGGCAGGCTGTCGCCGGTTGCGGCCGACTGATCGGTCGTCACAATCCACTCGGCAAATTCCTTCAACTGTGCAGGGTTCAGATACGGAGGATCGGTGTCGGGATAACGCGCCTCAAAATCGTTCTGCCAGTCCGTGCCGGTATAATTGGCCGACTTCCACAGAACCCTGTCGCTCGTGTTATTTTTGACTTCCCACGACTCATCGCCCTCGACAAAGCCGAAATACGACTCTGCACTCTTGTCGATATTGAAATTGTACTTTCCGATAAACTCGACCGTTTGGCCGTTATCCCAGAAGATTACGATCGGGAAGCCGTCGATGCCCTGCTTGACACGAGCGTCTTCGAGCTGAGCGGGCGTTTTGTACGGGCAGGCGGAGTTGTACAAGCGGGCGAGTTCGACGTTATTCGCACCTTCAGACGACGCGACATCCGCTTTGAAGCAGAAGACATTGACGGGAATATCACCGTCCATCAACTGATATTTGCTGGCCGTGGTGCCGTCGTTCATCACAAACCCATTCTTGAATTTGCCCTTATAATTCTTACGGGCGTAATACTGCGAGCTGGTGCCCTGTACGTCGAACTGAGCGCCGGTAAACGTAAAGCTGCGCCTCGGCCGGACGGGGTCAACGTAATATCCATCAATCGTTTTCTTATCGCCCTTATACTGCGGCAATTCATCCGCCCGTAACACGAGATACGGCAGATCATTAGGCAGATTGGCAATGATGATATTACCGTATTCATTGTACACGTTGTTATGATTATACCGATCCAGTAACTGCTCGATGTCCTGCGTATCGGCGATCCAATTGTCCAGAATCTGATAGCGCGTCAAATCATTATCATAGATCCGAATGCAATAAAGATCGATCGTGCAATCGTTAGAGCCGATGCTGATACCAACGGGCGTAGCCTGCGAGAAGTCATCGTCATCGGGATACTGGACGACACCGGATACAATGCCGTTAATATAGCAATACATCAGGCGGTTTTCCGAACGTTTCTCAACGACGAACGCCACGCGAACATGCTCGTTGTCTTTGAACTGAGTCGAAATATTACTCTGTTCGGAAGCCAAACTAACGTTCTGGGCAGTAATCTTTAGGCCTCGCCCATCCGACAAACACGACAGAATCGTGCTATCATAATTCATTACGGTTCGTGTCGCAAATTCAAACTCAATAGTTTTACCGGTTCCACGGAAATCCTGTGCAAATATCTGATAAGGGATCGAAACTCGCGCATCGCCGGCAACGCGCAAAACAGTAACGCCGTCTTCATCAAGCTGCCAGCCATCACTGGACCAGTTGAAATCGGACATGGTGGCTGAGATATTATTATATGACCAGGTATCCCGATGCTCTTCCGTGTTCGATCGTCCCTCCGATGTCAAATAGAGGGCGAGGGAATCGGTTTCCGCTTCGACGTCAATATCAGTCTCGTCAATCGTAAGCGTCCACGTCTTGGAAGCATAACCGCTTTGTCCCTGCGTTCCAGTGCTGATCTGGATAGTCAACGTCCCTGCTTCAAGGGGACGATAAGCAAAAGTTTGCGTCGTCCTATCAACAGTTAAACTTCCCGTAGAAACATTATTGACTTTAACATCAATGGTCGTAGCTAGCGAAGCCGGATTGTAGACAATATAATCAATATTGAGCGTTCCGTACTGTGGCGCAGATGTGCTGCGAAAACTACTAGTAATGATCGGCGTATTGTTAAACGACTCCGTGCAAATTATCTCGTAATACAGCTCGTTTGACTGCACCGTTTC